AAACCTGGCAACATTCCGAACGAAAACGGTGCTGAAGGGTCATTTGCACCAATAGCTTCACGCAGACGGCCAAGGCCAATGTTTTTACCTTTGGACATATCCAAAGCACCAGCTGGAGTGGTATCCAACATCAAGCCTTGCTTGCATGTTACTGTTTCACGGCCAAGGTATTGCTTGACGTTTTCGTCTTCAACCAGCCAGAAGATGTCCAATGCAACACCAGAGGATGTACCATCTTTTGACTGCCATTGACGTGGTGCGATTTTTTCAATGATACCCACGTACTCACCTACTGGAACTGGAACAACTTTGGTATCGTTAGCGCCTACAACTGAAGAATCTAAAAAAGCTTGAGCATCGAATGACATTTTAATTTCCTTTAAAAGTTAAGCTAAAGAGCTAAGGGTTAAGAGCAACGGTTTACTGCTAGTCCTCGCACGGTGTTTTGTGCGAGTGAGGCTATGATTACATAGGGTTTTTCAGTTTGCAACTACTATTTTAATAACTGTGGCGAGGGGTTACAATGCACCACCACGAGAAATCCACTTCTTCACAATCAATCCGAAGTCAGGGGAGATGCCCTCAGCAATCGGCAGGTTGCGGGTCTTGGTATCGGCAAGCGCACTTCCAGTTGACCATGTAAACTTAGCACCCTCACGGACTGTGAGGATTACGTCAGAGAACATAGGGGTTATCTTCGGCCCAAGCTTGTTACCGAGGGCAGAGAGGGAGATTTTAACACCACCAAGGACTGCATCAGTTTCCCGTTCAACGTGACCGATAAGGACGAACATGCAACGGCAATTGTCTGTGAGCATACGGAGGATGCGTTCCACTGTATCCATTGCAATGCCCCAATCGCTTTGGTTTTTGACAGGCTTCCCACCCACGACAAGTGACATTGCGGCACGGGAAAGCCCTGCCATCCCGTCCATAACAATCGCTCTGTTCGGTAGCCATGTGTCAACACAGCCGAACTTGGTATTAGTGCGGTCATCTGGGAAGTCATTGAGAGCTTCCAGGAGCTTGATGAATTGGTTATGGTTAGAACGCTTGGGGTCTGACATCTTGGCAAGAGAGTCCAGCCCCATAGTGTTTATCTTTGTCGCACTGTCAATCATATCCAGGAAGGATGCGCGAGGCGCGGCTAACTGATGCCAATGGAGGTTAGCTGGGACTTCTTTTCCCTTGTCAGTCCAGTAGCCAAGGAGTGATTCCAGTCCAGGCTCTAGTCCTAGGTAGAATACTTCCACGCCAGCGTCAACTAGCGACCCGATGCTGTGGGTTTTGCCTGTACCAGCTGGCCCCATCAAGAGGACGTTAGGGCCTGGGAGTAGGGATTTGTTTTCAGCCGTAGCTGGTTGTTGAGTAAGTTCAGTCATTGCGATTCCTTTGTGAGTTAAGTGATTGCCGTAAAATTTCAACAGCTTCTATTTCGTCATAGTGCTTGCGCATGACGTTGGCTTCCCATTTGCTGAAAGCCCCTAGAACTGCATACATGGCTAGAAGCCCTACAAACCAGACACCAATGGCTAGTAGCCCTGCACCGTATATCCAAAGCATCATGATAGTTCCCCTTGGTAATGCTTCATAAGAGTTTGGAACTCCAATCTGACAACTTCATCAGGCATGGATTCTATTAAGCCCTGTACCCAGTCCACAGAAAGGCTACCTGCTGGAAGTAGTCGCCCCTCTGGGTGCAGAGCGCAGGGTATGTGCAAAGCCGCCCAGCGCATTGTTTTTCCAGTAGCGACAGAGATTACTGGAAGCCTTGCCCAGACTTCACCGCACACAGGGCACATGAATAGCAGCGACTGCGGAGGTTCATTGTGCCCGTGGAATTGCTGGTAAGTACATTCACCAGTTCCTAGGTGCTTACTTCCAAGGAAAAAGTGGCGGAGGTAGGGCAAGGACTTGGCCATGATTAGAAGCTCCCCATGCCAGAGAGTTCCTGCATAAGGTCATCACCGTTACCAGTCGGGGCTTGGGCTAGGCCTTGTGCAGGTGGTTCGTCAGTATCACGGACGTGACCCCAAGAGGCTTCGTAGTCGGCCACTGAAGTTTCTCGGCGAAGCAAAGGGTCCCAGACGCGCTTCTCAAAGTTCACTGGTAGCCAGTCAGCTGGTTCACGGGATTTGCATACTTGGGTGAAGGAACATCCACCGTAGTCATTGCAGGCGTTGTCCAGGTTTCTGTCCCAATAGCCTTCTTCCCACATCTGCTTCATCCGTGCGATGTCACGCAGGGCTTGTTTTTCCCATATGTCAATTTCATGCTGACCACGATAGGTTTGGACTTCCATCGTGTCGTACTTGGTTTTCAGGATGCTCACTCCCCTGACAATTGCGCCATTCGTGACAATGCCTTGCTTACGTGCTGCCCAGATGTACCCTGTGAACTGCGAGCGCATTTCCCACTGGCGGCCCCAGCTTGCGCCGAGTGAAGAGGTTGTCTTCTCGTCGTAGATGTAGACGCCGCCTGCACGTTCCGCTATCATATCTGAACGGCCAGTGTACAGGAGTGGGTCACCTGTAACAGGGTGGTTGATTGCCAGTGGTTCAGCAAAGGAAAATTCAATCCCACGCTGCCCATTCGCAAGGGTGATTGGTTCTGCACCGTCAGCACCCAAGGGGTATTGTGAGAAGTAGAATTCCAACGCCCCTGCCATACGTTCGGGGGATTTGGCACTGCCTGTTGGGTCAACGAAGTCACCGTAGTGAGCCAGTAGCGCGATTAGACCAAGGGCTTCAGCGTCTTCTGCGGAGCGGCCTTCAACGTAGAAAGCATTACGGGCTGCTTCGATGCCACTGGCGAAAGCCCCTCCTGCAATTAGGTGGACAGAAGGGCTGCGGGATTTCCAATGCTCAACGTACTGCCATAGGAATTTCTGTGGGCAGGCACGGAAGGTTGATAGAATGGTGCTGTCAATTGTGTGGGGAAACATTGGGCGGAAGTTTCCGTATAGGTCTTTACTCATAGCTGGTAGGCTCCTTCGGGTGAATGAATAGGGCAAGGCTCTTGTGCGGAGGCGCAAGCTTGTGGGGTGTATTCAACTGGCAAGCTATCTAAAAGTATTTGAAGGGCTTGAGCTGTTTTTTGACGTCGCTCTAAAGCAATTTCAATTTTATGCCCGTCTTCAGTTGAACGCGGAACTTCAACTTCAATGGCTTTAACTTCTTTTTGAAGTTCTTCAATTTCATATATAACAGCTTCCCTGTAGTCATATTCAATTGCCAGAGGGAAAACAGCGATTGACTTCCCATAAAACGATTCCATTCCAGCGAGAGTAGTTACAATGAAGCTAGGATGACCTTCCTCATTTAATCTGACGTGTATGATTACGTTTACTGTGTGTGTAACTTTCATTTCTCTATAACTCCTTCAAGTGTACTGCAACAACGCAGTGATTACATTCCCATAAACCCTTGCAACAGCGCGTCACCATCAATCCAGGATGCTTTTGCCTTTGAGGCTCTGGATACAGCGGATTTCTCTGATGCCTGGACTCGTTCCTTGCGGATTGCAGCGATAGCTTGCCGCATCTCGTCCAGTGTGATTGTGCCGTCCAGGGACTTCTGACGCCAGATTTGGATACTTCCTTGCACTACTTCGCTCATTTTATTTCCTTTCAGTTTGTTTTGCGTTATTGGGGCGCATTACAATTTTGTAACACGCCCCAATAATAGGTAATTCCCCTCCAGAGTGCAACAACTACTTACATAACTGTGTGGGTAGGGCTGCTATCAAGTCTTGCAAATACTTCACAGCTTTTTCCAGCTCCTCCACACTGCCAGCATTGGGGTTGAAATGCGCTGGCAAGGGGGAGGTAGGGACACGTCCTTGTACACCTCCTTGCCGCTTCCTGTACTCATCGTACAAAGTCCCGTGCATGATAGTCATATTCCTACTTTCTTCCAGTGACGCCACAGAACTGCTATGTAATGGCGCTGCTCGGATAAAGCCCCATCAGTGTACTTGAACTGCGCTCCGTTACCGCAAGGGCAGGTTACTCCAGTTACTTTATCCCCATCCTCTGACATGGTGAAGTCCATTTCCTTTTCGCAAAGGTTGCAAATGCAAACATCTTTCAGGTCTTTCACGCTAGAATCAACTTCGTTGTTGGGCGTGTGCAGGCTACGTACAGGCATTGAAATGCCTCCTTTCTGTTACGGTTGATAAGGATGTCTTGGTAATCTACCCAGACGTTTTCATACGTCGAACCCTGCGAACGGTGCGCTGTGAGGGCGTAGGCGTACTTGATGTCATGGAATAGGTCTTTGTGTTCCCAGAACTTCTTCCAGAGTCTTGGAGTTGCCTTGGCATCATAGGCTAGTTTTTCACTGTCTTGGGCGTAGCGTTCAGCACTGTCTTCGTGAAGGACTAACAGTCGTACAAGTTTATTAGCTTCTGTACGGACTGACAATTCCCTGCAACGGTACTTTGGTTCCAGTGGATGGTTGCACTCTATTGCACCTTCTACGATGGCTTCTTCATCTGTCGTCAGAAGGGGGTCATCACCACGCATACACGGTGCAGCGGCTACAATCCTGTCCCCTTTAATGTAGGGCTGTGATTGCGCTGCTGCGCCAAATATCGCATTGCGTATCAGGATGTTGTATTCTGCTACTCTGGCATTTCTCCAAGCAATCACCTTGGACTTACTGCCGTCAGAGAAGTCACCTGCCACCGCAGCGTCGTAGATTGACTGCTTGAAAAGGTTTTTAGCCACCTTCCAAACGCCTTGATTTTCCGAGTGCGAGGACTTGATTGTAATGGAGGGGCAGAAGTCGTTCATGACTTCACGTAACTCAGTAGCAAGTGTCAAAATTTGATTGTCATGCCGCATTACCTTGGTGAGGCTTGCAACATTCTCAACCTGCGTCCAGATTGGTGAGGAGGCTTCACCTACTGGTGGGAGCTGAGCGGCATCCCCCATGAAGATTACCTTCAAATCATAGGTGATTGCTTTCTCATGCAGGAGTTTGAACAGGTTTTTATTCACCATACTGCCTTCGTCCACGAAGATTGCTGTGTAGTCAGACAAGTCTGGTGGAGCTTTCCCTACAACGAGTTGCTTTAATTCCCCTGTTTTGTCAATCCGAAGCCCCAGGAGAGAAAAGATTGTCTGCGCTTCCCCAGTGATAGCACGGAGTACCTTTGCCGCTTTGTTCGTTGGCGCGGTAAAGGCGAACTTTGCGCGGCTGTTCTTACTTCGTGCAACAACTTCCCGCATACAGAATGTTTTGCCAGTACCTGCAAAGCCCGCTAAGGTGAAGAATCGGGAGTCTGGTGAAGGGTCGGATAGGAATTCCATCAAGCTGTTGATGGCTTCTGATTGCTCAGGTGTTAGGGTGATTGGTGTTACTGGTACTACTGCTAGGTTTGTCATGCTAGTTCCTTTAAGATTGTCTGTAAGGGATACTCCCTTGATAGGGTGTTGCTAGTCCTTAAATACTACACTTCCTTCCCCGAATCCCATAACTTTTACTTCCGAGGATTTCAGCTCTTCATGCACTTTCGCCAATACGGTTTGCAATTCGTTTGCTGTTTCTGCAGACAAGTAGTATTGCAACTCACGCGTTTGTGCTTGGAAGCCTGCCAAGGTTCTTATAGCATGGTTATGGTGGAAGGCTATTAGTTGCTTGGTAGTTTTTTCTATTGTTTTCTTGGTCTTTTTATCTATCATGACTGTACGCCCCCAGCTTGTTTATTGAAATACTCCCGCAGTAAGCCTGTGAAAAACTCTTGCTGTGCCCCGAAAGGTATTTTCCCTTCCACTTCACTATACAACTCCAGCTCCATTTTAGCCGCGAGGTCTTCAGGAATTGCGATGTTTTTGTAAACTGTTCTGATTAACTTCTTAGGTCTTGCCATTTTATTACTCCTTGGTTAGTGATTACAATGATTAACTGTAAAAAATGCCGTACAGTATTTCGGCGATGAAAAGTACCAAGAGAAACCCCAGGAAAAGCCCCAGCAGGGACTCCTGGAGCCAGTTGGGGATGTTCCAGCTTTTGTTGCGATTGCCCCTGCGCATGATTAAACCCATCCCTTTGTGGAGCAGCAACTTCCACACATTTCCACCGGGAAAAGATTTTCTTTAACAGTCTGGGGGAGGTTCTCAGCCTTTGTGACCTGCACCCAGCGAGTGACTTTGCTGGTGTTGTGGGTTTGTTCCTGCAATATCCCCATGAAGTGGCGATGGCGAGCGCTGCAGTAATTGCATACCTGCACGTCAAACATCGCCACGTTAGCGACTGGAGTCCAGTTGCGCTTGGTTTCGTATTGTGCAACTTCACCCTGTAAGGAAGCCTTGCGTGATTTGCTCATGGTACCTGACTGGGTTGCTAGTAACTTCTTAGCTGCTTTTGCCCGTTCCGCTGATGCAAGCTCTGCTGTCGCTTCGGAGAGCAAGTCGTCCAGGGAAAGAAAGTCATCTGCTGGTGGGCAGTCAAGGTCGATTGCTTCTTGTAACTCGTCGTCTGTGAATTGGTTTACTGTGTTCATTTTTTGAGCCTCACTGTATTGGTACTGCCTCAAGCAACATTGCTTGCTGGTACAGGCTACGGCAGGGATGCGGTAACCTGTACGGACAAGGGATGTTAGAAGTCCAGAAGTTCAAATATATAATCAGGTTCCAGTCCCTGCTCATACAACACATCTTCTGGGTCTGCACCTGCCACTACTTCATCGCGCATTTCACTGATAAGGTCGTCAGCTTCTTCAGCAATCATACCGTCACGGCGCATGAATATGTCCTTTAATGTTTCCATTATAGCGCACTCCTTGAAATAGCAGCCAGCATGAATTTTTCCCTGTTGAAGTCAGGATTTGTATGTTCAAAGATATTAGCAAGTAAATCAGCTGTTATTTCAATTGATTCCCTGACTGTTGGTTTATCTTCTGACGTGTTGATGTCGGTGTAAAATAGCTGTCTTGCCAGTGTTTCAGCGATTATTATGTAGTCCTTCTTCGTCATTGTCATGATTTGAGCCTCACTGTATTGATTAGCTGGGGATAGGATTACCCTCAACATTTGCATTATACATTACCCGCGCGAGTTTGCAACACAGTTATAATTTATTATTCGTGTGTATTACGATACTGTAATCCGCCCTAGTTATTCCTCCAGCCCACAAAAAACCCCGCATGTGCGGGGCTGAAAAGCTACTACTCAGCAGTGAAGTCGGAGGCTCAATTACGACCTGCACCGCTGGGTGGCTGCTTTTACTCTG